AGACATTGTAACATCTTTAGGTCAAATTGAGATACAAATATCTCTCTTGCAAAAAAATAAAGAATCTCTATTGGCTAGTTTTTCCCAAATCCAACAGGATCAAGATCAACTAGCCACAGAGTTGACCCAAAAATACGGAGATGGTACAATAGATATTACTTCCGGAGAATTTACCAAGGCGGGATAGTTTTTTGAAACGTTTCGCCATATTTATAACAAAACAATATAAAATAACTTAATAAAATGGCAGAAACTCTATTATCTCCAGGTGTATTAGCAAGAGAGAACGACCAATCTTTTATACAAGGACAGCCCGTTTCCGTAGGAGCAGCTATAATTGGCCCCGCAGTAAAAGGACCAGTTGAAATACCAACACTAGTAACTTCATTTAGTGAATATACTGCAATTTTTGGTGGGGCGGTTCAAAGTGGATCTAACGTATACTCTTACCTTACTTCAGTTGCCGCAAGCAACTATTTTTCAAATGGTGGTACTTCTTTATTAGTAACTAGAGTAGTATCTGGTTCATTTACCCCAGCAGTTAGTACAACCATCCCAACGGGATCGGGTGGCCCTACTACTGGTTTGTCCCCATTTGTACTCGAAACTATTTCTGAAGGTACTATTATGAATAGCACAAGCCCTGAAACTTTAGGTGCTTTATCTTCAGGTTCAGTTGATAACATTAGATGGGAAATTGCAACTGCAAACACTTCCTCCGGAACGTTTAGTTTATTAATTAGAAGAGGTGATGATAACAACCTACAAAAAGTAGTACTTGAATCTTACAATAACTTATCATTAGATCCATACGCTTCTAACTATATTTCTAAAGTAATAGGTGATGCAAACTTTAATTTAACTAGTGATGGAGGAGATTACTATATCCAACAAACGGGTTCATACAGTAATGCTTCAAAATATATAAGAGTAAAACAAGTAAATTATAATACTCCACAATATTTTGATAACAATGGATTTGCTAAAAACCAATACACTGGATCTTTACCATCTGTAAGCTCTGGTTCATTTGGTGGGGCTGTTGGTTCCAACATTCCTGTAGGCAGAACAGCTAATTTTAACCAAAACATAGGATTAAATGCAGGTGCTGATACTCAAGGAATATCTGGATCTGATTATAACAATGCTATTGCATTATTATCAAATACAGACGAATACAAATATAATGTAATATTTGCTCCTGGTTTGATTCACCAATATCACCCAACTCAAGTAAGCAATATTGTAAACAACACAATTGGAAGAGGTGATGCTGTTGCTGTAGTAGATTTAAGAGGATATGGTGCCGAAATTAATCAAGTAATTTCTCAAGCCTCCGTAATTGATTCTAGCTATGCTGCCACATATTGGCCTTGGTTACAAACCATTGACTTGAATACAGGTGAGGCAGTTTGGGTACCAGCTTCAACAATGATCCCAGGTGTATATGCTTTCACAGACAACTCAAGTGATCCGTGGTTTGCACCCGCAGGTATTACTCGCGGTTCATTAGGTCAAGTACTTAGAGCTGAGAGAAAATTAACAGCCGGAAACAGAGATGATCTATATGAAGCAAATATCAACCCAATTGCAACATTCCCTGGAAGTGGAGTAGTAGTATTTGGTCAGAAAACACTTCAAAAACGTGCTTCTGCACTTGATAGAATTAACGTTAGAAGATTGTTGATTGCTCTTAAGAGCTATATCAGCCAAGTAGCAGACGGATTAGTATTTGAACAAAATACTGCCACTACTAGAAATAACTTCTTAAGCCAAGTAAATCCATACTTAGAATCCGTACAACAAAGACAAGGTCTATTTGCCTTCAAAGTAGTAATGGATGATACAAACAACACCCCTGATGTAGTGGATAGAAATGAGTTAGTAGGTCAAATATTCTTACAACCAACTCGTACCGCTGAATACATTATATTGGATTTCAACGTGTTGCCAACTGGAGCTACTTTCCCAGCATAAGGAATAAAATTTAGATATTTATAATAAAATAAAGCATAAATAAAATGGCAGTATTAGATCCAAACGAAATATTCTTCACGGCTTTTGAACCAAAGCAGGCGAATAGATTTATAATGTATATAGATGGTATTCCCTCATACACCGTAAAAGGTATGGGGGCCGTATCATTAACACAAGGTACAGTAGCTTTAAACCACATTAATGTTCGTAGAATGGTTAAAGGTAAAACTACTTGGAACACAATCCAGTTTACCCTATTTGATCCAATCACCCCTTCAGGTGCTCAAGCAGTAATGGAATGGGTTCGATTACACCACGAATCCGTAACTGGTAGAGATGGATACTCTGATTTCTACAAGAAAGATTTAACATTCAACGTGTTAGGTCCAGTTGGAGATGTAGTATCTGAATGGATTATCAAGGGTGCATTAATTACTGAAGCTGGATTTGGTGAATATGGTTGGGATACAGAAAGTACAGCTGTAAACATTACAATGACTGTTCAACCTGATTACTGTATACTTAACTTCTAATCAAATTTTTTATATAGATTTTTTAACCTACCCCATCACAGGGGTAGGTTTTTTTATATATTTATAATCATGATAAAATTATTAGATATATTAAGAGAAGGCAACGAAATGGAAGAATACCCTCCGTACATGTTTTCTCCTGTTGGCTTTGGCTGCCATGTATGCAAATACTACTATCTAAAAGAAGATAAGCATATGTGTTCCAACTCAAAGTATCAAGAATACAAAGGTACTGCTGAATTGGTAGATGAAGAAGGTAATCAAATTAAAGACCCGTCAAAATGGTGTTCAAATTGGTTTAAGCCTAAAGAAGAATAGTTTGGATTCGTTCAAACTTTTTCTTATCTTCATATTTATCATCGAACAAAGTTATTAACTAAATAAAGATTATGGCCGAATTAAAATTCCCAACCGAAATTATTGAATTACCTTCTAAAGGATTAATCTATCCTACAACACTTTCTTTATCAAGCGGTAAAGTAGAAATGAAATACATGACCGCTAAAGAGGAAGATATTTTAACTAACCAATCTTATATCCAAAAAGGTGTTGTATTGGACAAATTGCTCCAATCCCTCATAGTTGATAAAAGTATTGACATTGATGACTTGATTGTTGGCGATAAAAATGCCCTTCTCATCGCCTCCCGCATCCTAGGATACGGCTCGAAATATCCCGTGAAAATCAAGGGAAAAGATGTATCAATTGATTTATCTACTTTAGAAAATAAAGAAGTTGATTTTAGTTCTTTTGAACAGGGCAAAAACGAATTTTCATACACCCTAGAATCTACAGGAAATGTAATTACTTACAAACTCCTTACAGGAAAAGATGAAAAAATAATTGAAAAAGAAATTACAGGACTTAAAAAAATCAGTCCCGATTCATCTCCTGAATTGACAACTCGTTTAAAACAAATGATTTTGTCTATAAACGGAGACACTGATAAAAAAACCATTAGAGATTTTGTAGACAATTACTTCTTAGCTCGTGACTCAAGAGCATTTAGGGAACACATTAAGAATACCCAACCCGATGTAAATCTAAATGTTACACTTGATAGTGGGGAGGAGGTGGCCATTCCGATTGGCCTTAGCTTTTTTTGGCCTGACTATAACTAATGAGGAAATTCAACAAGCAAGAGTAAATTTATTTTCTATAATACATCAGATCGTATTCCACGGAAAAGGTGGATACGATTATGATACCATATACAACATGCCTATATGGTTGAGAAAGTTTACATATCATGAATTGAAAAAATTCTATGATACTGAATCTGAGGCTAAGCAAAACTCTGCTAAAAGCGCTAACCAATCCAATTTAGTAAATCCTGATGGCACGGTTAACACCCCAGCTTTTAAAGAAGCTAGTAAGCAATATAAAAAACAAAGTAGTTATAAATAACAATATTTATAATAAATAATTTATTATATGGCAGAATCACCCCAGGAAATACAAAGATTACTAGATAAAATAAATGCTGCCTACAAAGCATTAGGGGAAAAAAACCCATTTGCTAATTTTGATACTTCTAATCTTAGTAATGCTCAACAAACTATATCACAATTAAA